ACCTGAATAGTTTACTGCTGATTTAAATGGACCATATCCTACAGCTAAAGGAATGACGTTATTAGCTTCAGATACTGTATCTAAAATACTAGGTTGGTCAGGTAACCAGTCTTTAAATTGTATTCTTTGTGTTGTCATGTATATTCTCTTATGCTGCTGGTGATAAAGTAAATGTGCCTGTTGTATTAACCAATGTATTTCCTGTGTTATTTGTAGCTAACCCTGGAGATATTCCATTACCACCATAGTTACCTTGACCTCCTGGGTCATTAGTTGCTGCATATCCTGGTCTACCACCAATACCATCATTTTCAGCTCTATTACCCCAACCGCCAGAACCACCGCCACCAGAAGCTACGATACCACCAGATGTATTATTTACAATAACTGCAGGATGTGAACCTGTTTCTTGTATTAAGTAACCACCTGCTCCACCTGCTCCACCGCCAGCATTATTACCTGCTTGACCGCCACCACCTCCACCACCGCCAACTATTAATCCAGTAGAACTGTTATTAATAATAAGCGTTACATTAGATGCTAAATATATAGCGTTTGTACCTGTGCTTCCAGCAGTACCACCAGGAGCACCACCGCCTGAATAATAATTATAACCAGGAGTTGAACCACCAGCACCATAACCTGTTGGATAACCTGTGCCATTATATCCATTAGCATATGTAATAGGAGTAACTGAAGTAGGATTGCCTGGATAAGGAGAAGTTCCAGCACCACTTCCGTTAGAGCCTGCAGCTCCACCACTTCCAGTTATAGTTCCACTATTATTGATAGTGATAATTGATTTTAATGAAAGTCCACTAATAACAAATGCAGATGATGTACCATTACCAGTACCTGATACTACAACTCCATTGTTAATAGTAACATTAGCAATAAGAGGTGCAACGCCATTCCATCCTGCTGCTGTAGCTTGTGTAGCTAAATTATAACTTGTAGTATTAGATGATATTGTAGCTATAAAACTAAATGTATTTACGCTTGTAAGCCCAAAACCTTTAGCTCCCATACCACCAGTACGTTGTAATAAAGGCATGTTTTATCCTACTTAAATTGAACTTGTGAGGCAAATACTGTATATGTTGCAGACCCTGTTTTAACAATAGAATATGAATAAGCATCTACACTAGAAGCATTACCTACTGTAGGAGCAGAACCACCTTGCCATTTAGGAGTAACAGATGTACCGTCAATAGTAACTGCATTATTATAGTATGCTGTTGTACCGTTAGTTACTAAAAATACTACTGTAATAGACTCACCTGTAGCCATTGCAGTATTTAAAGATGTGCCAGATGAACCTCTAAAGTTTACAGTCCAATTAGCAGATGAATTACTTGTATAAAAAAGAATAGACTGTGTAGTTACATCATAGTTAATAGTGCCAGTAGCTGCTGTTGCTGATACTGTAACACCTTCTAAAGCATTAACAAATTTAGATGAGATAACACTAGATGAACCTGTGAATGTTTGTTTAGCAGTAAATGAGTTTGCAGCAGTGAATGTAGCTGATACATCATCAAAGACTGTATTTGCATCATAAGCCTGTACATTTGTGCCAATTACTAAACCTAATGCAGTTCTAGCTGCACTAGCTGTAGTAGAACCTGTACCACCTGCTGTTAGAGGAATAGTATCTCCAGAAGTTCCTGCTTGTAGGTCTTTAATTTGTGCCATTAAAGAACGAATAGCATTATTTACGTTAGCAGGTGAACATCCTTCAGCAATGTTAATATTGCTAATATCTGTATTGTCGGCTGGGGTTGCTGAATATTCACTAATTTTTGTCTTTGCCATCTTTTATCCTTGTCGTAACCAAATGTCTGTACTTGGAGATATATCAGTCCAAGTTTCTGTTCCTGCTGTAACTGTTGTCCATGTTTCTGCACCTGGAGTAATAGGTGTCCATCCTTCACCTTGTCTTGTACCTTTAGCAGTAACTGTTCCTACGCCTTCTACATAAGCAAAGCCTGACCATATAGCTTTAGCACTTGCATTTACTGTGGCAAAACCATTTACTCTTGCATTACCTGAATTTATTAAACCACCAAGTGCTGATACTGTAGCAATTCCTGTAATAGAACCTGTTGCTGATAGTATACGGAAGCCATTAGCTGTAACTATAGCATTGGCTGTAATAGAAGCAATGCCAGACTGTACTAATGAACCTAATGCTCTTACTGTGCCTGTTGCTGTGATACTTGCTGAAGATAGTGCTATAGAGCCACCAGTAGCAGATACTGTAGCTGTTCCTAATATTGCACCACTACCAAATTGTGTTCTTGTAGCTAATGCAGATAAACTTGCAAATCCGTTTATAACTGCACTACCAAATACTAACGCACCACTTGTAGTAACTGTAACTGTTGCAGTAGCTGTAATACTTGCTGCAGATGTTCTAAATCGTGTTCCTGATGCACTTACTGTTGCGTCTGCTGTTATTGCTGCAGATGCTTCTAATGTTCTACCTGATAATGAGCTAAAAGGAGCTTGGGAAAAACTACATATTCCAAACATTTATTGCTCCTTATACTGTTATTTCTTCCCAGTTAGTAATAGATTCATTCCATTTATAAACTTTACCGTCTGTAGGATATGCTACAGGTGCTTTCCATAACCATGTTGTATTATTTAATGTCCATGATGGAAATGGTTGTGGTGCATAAAATACGTCATTAACAGAGTCGTATGTATAACCAATACCAGCGTAATTACCTCTTAATGGTGTGCCATTAGGATGTTGATTCCCATGTGTGTTATAAGATGTTTGAATCCAAGTGCCTGGACTTGAATCTACAAATGTATCAAAAAATTCTTGTTCTGCAACGATAACTTGTGTTACTTTACCGTCTGTTACTTTTGCGAAATGTGACATAGTTTTTCCTTATGCTGTATATGTGCCAGATGATGTAAATTGTAATATTGTATCTGAGCCAGATGTTGTAACTGTTGGACTACCAGTAGTTGTGCCTGAATAATTTGCAGTTAGCATACGGAGTATAACTATTCCTGAACCTCCACTACCACCAATTGCTGAACCATTTTCTATAGCTCCACCGCCACCGCCACCTGTATTAGCTGTACCTGCACTTCCATTTGTTGAAGCACTACCATTACCGCCACCACCTGTTCCTCCAGAACCTGCTGTAAGTCCTGATGCACCACAACCTCCACCGCCACCTGCCCTTGTAACAGATGAACCAGTTATACTGCTAGCAAGACCATTTCCTCCGCTACCACTTTGTGTACCTGAACCTGCTGTACCAGCAGCAGATGCACCGCCACCACCACCAGCTGGATAATTATAGCTAGAATTACCATTACCACCACCAAAACCTTGATTTGCTGTTCCAGAGCCACCAATAGATGTAAATCCAGATGCTCTAGCACCGCCAGCACCTGACCCACCTGAACCAGCAGAATTGCTATTTGCTGCGACACCAGAACCCCCACCAACAGATGTAATGGTTGAAATATTAGAACCTGAAATTGAAGAATTACTTGCGTTAGAACCAGAACTACCTCCAGCACCAACAGTAATTGTATAAACTGTTCCAGCTGTAAAAGTGAATTTTGCTTCTGTACTTCCATTTCCACCTGAAGTTTCAGTTGCGTATGAATTTCTATATCCTCCAGCTCCACCTCCGCCACCACCTGTATTACCTCCGCCTCCGCCACCAGCTATAACAAGATATGATGCTGCATATCCAACTGATGATTGGATAGTAATCCAAGATGATCCATTATAAAATTCAAATGAACCTAATGATGTATTATATCCTTGTTGACCTGCAACAGGAGCAGACGGTCTTGTACCTGTTGTCCATGTAGCATTAGTTATGCCATTTGTACCAGAAATATTTACAGGCATTATACTGTTCCTTTAGGATATTTAGCTTTAACTGCTAGACAAGCGTCTATGTAGGCTTGTACTTGTGCGTTATCACCCTTGACAATACCGTCTAGGTAGTCTGTAAATGATGGGTATTCTGTTGCACGTTTATCTTTATACGCTTCAGATGCTACTAGAGCTTCTACAGCATTGTTATCGTAGGTAACTTCTTGCTCGTCTTTATCGTATGTTATGTCACCACGAATAGTAACTATGTTAGGATAAAGTTTGTATATAGCTAAATTTTTATCCATTATCCTTTTATCTCCATAAGTGTAATTGTTGCTGCTGAATTACTTCCTCCACCTGGATAAACTACTGATGAATTTGATGTAGCAATTCTAACTTTATATGTAGTAGATGATGTTGTTGATGGGCTATCTAAATATGATAAAGGAACGCTACTAATGTAGTCATTCCAAGCAGTTGAACCAAAATTAATTGCTATTCTAGTTACTGTCAGCTCTGTTGAGCTTCTTGTAATATTAGCAAATCCATCTCCATATACATTTCCAAGGTCATTTACTTGTAAATTTCCTGTAACAATTACAAGAACTTTATTACTAGAACTTGATGGTGTAATTGATGCAGACAGGGCTGTGTCTACATAAGATGTAGATGTTGTCGTTGTAGTTGTAGTGGTTGTAGCACTTACTACTTGCAACACACTTCCTGCAGGAAATCCTGTATTGCTTGCACTTGTAAGCACAGTCCCACTTGTAGTAGGCAATGTTAGCGTAGTTGTGCCTGATACTGCTGGAGAAGATAATGTAACGCTACCAGATGTAGAACCGTTAAGTATAAGGTTAGCCATTATTTAGCCTCCAATGCTTTTAGTTCTTCTACTGTATTTGCTGTATCTACCAATGTAGTAATATCACGAAGTCTTTGTTTATCTGCAACAATAGCAGATGTGTCTGCGTTAGACTCTAAGGCACGTTGAAATGCTACATCTTGAGCCTCTAGTAAAGGTTTACGTTCAGCACGAAGTCTGTCTTTAGTAATGTTTTTAGCTTTATTTATGTCAATAATTATTGCCATGTCCATGCGTTCCTAAATGTTCTATCTGTTGGTATTTCAGATACGTCTACAATGTTATATGCTTTGCCAGCTGGAACATCTTTAGCAGCAATTTCTTCTACAGTTAAACCACAATCTGCTGGAACTATAATGCTAATTCCACCTTCGTCATTTTGATATACAATTCTTTTGTTCATAATTATCTCTTATCTAAATATTGAAACAAAAACGCCAACTGGGTCTTGAGATGTAGGGCTAACATCAACTGTAGCAATACGTACATTTGAAGTTGCCATAGTACTATCATATTTTACACCACCCCAAACAGCACTATTAATACCATTTCGTTGCGTTGCTATAGCAGGAGCATAATTAGCATCAGGCATAGCTGTAGTAAAATTTACTGTGTAATCACCTGTTCCATTATCCGTAATACTTGTTACATTGGCACTAGCTCTAATTGCTACTGTACCTGTTCCGTTAAAGTTTACCCAAGCACGACATCCGTATGCTGTTGCTACAGAACCATATCCAGAGTTAAATTGTAAATTCTGTGATGTATCTATGGTGACTGCTGCAGTAGTTCCGTTAGTTTGAAATTGTAAACTTCCGCTATTATCTGGAGATATTTGTAATCCACTTGTTGTGGTTGCACGAATTATACTTGACATTATACTATCACCCATCTTGACGTAGAAGGAACTGTAACTGTTACACCACCAGAAATAGTAACATCACCAGCTTCTACAGAGTTATATCCTGTAGGGAATGTATAAGATGCACCTATAGTTCCGTTATTAACATTAAGTCCGTTAGATGCAGCAAACTGTGGAGCATAAGCATCATTGTTAGCGTCTTGATATACAGAGTCTGATGCAGGATAAGTCACAAATACATTCTTTGTACCTGCACTAAATGATACTTTAGAACCTGTAGAAGATGCTAATACAGTATCACGAGATAAAGTAGTACCTGAAGATGTGTAAGTACCTAGACCTACTTCCCATTCTGTTCCACCTACAATAGCGTAGTAAGTAGTATTACCGTTACCTATTGCAGAGAAAGATTGAAAGCCAGATACTGCACCAGCAAGCGTAATAGTGCCTGTGCCTGTAGTAGTACTTGTTTCCTGTACTCTGTCTTTGACTACGAGAGCCATAAGTTATCCTTACGCTAATGTAACTGAAAGGTTGCCTGTTGAAATCTTAAAGATATCACCAGAGTCAATAGTTTTAGATGTATCTAAAGGTGAATGGTAAAGTAAGTTACCTGTTGTTGAGGCATCATTAATACCAATCCAACCTACTACACCCCATGAAGCTGTTGCTGTTGGGAATGTAACGTCAGCAGAGTTTAGTGATACACCGTTAGAAGGTGCGCCCATAGTGACTGCTGTTCTAGCATATGAACCACCAGATACTTCTGTACCACTACCTGCGTCTGTAGGGTCTGAAGTCCATAGTGATACATAAACTGTTGCTGGTGATGTATATGTTGTGTTACGTAGAGTTGCATTTATAAGTGCGTTCTCTAAAAAATTACTCATTTCTGCCATGATTTTTCCTTTATCTTGGTGTTACGTTTAATGTTGTGTATGCGTATGTTTGTCCCAAATCGCTTTTCTTAATATTAGCAATAGCTCTATCATATAATGCTGACCATGTTGCTACTCTAGGGTCGTTCATAAGATACGGTTCTGCTTCTGCTAATGTTGCGTAAAGTAAAGCGTCTGGGTAGTATGCTAAATACAAGTTACTAGATGTTGTGCTAGATATAAATGTAGGTTGAGCATAGTATAAAATTTGAATAGTGTAATCAGAGTTTTGACTAGGTGCAAATTGGAACTCTGTACCTAACATTGTAAAGTAATGTGAACGACCTGATAATGATGTTTGACCATTACGGAAGAACAAGTCAGGTGACTGAAACTCTAAGATAATAGGTGGGTTACCTTGAAAGTGCATCTCTCTTAACTCTAAGAAATCACTAGGAAACGCTACCTTATTATCAGAAGGTGTAGTAGTTGCTACCTTTAACATAGCTTCTGTTCTTAAGTCACGACTCATTCTTAACTGTGCCATCTGAACAAAGTCAGGGATAACAGTTGTTAAGTCTGTTCTAGCTAGATAGCTTT